TTACTTCTCATCTCCTTTTCCTGGTGGATTAAGTACTTTGTTTTGCATCTGCCCAGCTGCTGCAGCTACCAAAAAGGCATTAGCGAACGATAACACATATAGCCTCCAATCAAGAGCGATTGAAGTATCCACGGCCAGTTGAGCAAGAGTTAAAAATATCCATGCAACAACCACTGCATAAACATCTGTAGGCAACCACGGTAAAAATCTATCTATCATTCCCTTGGTGTATTGGACTATGAAAAATACCAAGAGAGATGCTCCAGCCATCGTACCTAGAGCATCCCATGTAAAAAGTTGTTGACCATCCACGACTAAACACCTCCCAATTTGATGGCCGCCCATACAGCAGTTGCCACGGCCCCCGCCACCGCTGTAATTACCGATCCATAAAACGTCCGTCTGAACCACTTCTGGTCATCAGCCTGGCTGCTTAAAGTCTTCAACGCAGCGTTAGCATTACGCAGGGCCTCATCTGCTGTATCCTTCGATGGTTCGAACTGTTCAATCCTTTGGTTAGCCTGCTGAGCGAGTCGCAAGGCTTCCCGCGCTGTATCCCTTACATTATCTAGCGATGCCGCCAAGGCCGATAAAGGTTTTAAAGTCTCTTCAATCCGGGCCAGCTGCACTCGGATCTCCGTCACAAAGCTGTAATCCGTTTCAGGCACTTCCCTCACCCCTTCTGGTGTAGTTTTCATACTTCTTCCCCCTTCAATATAAGAAGCCCTCGGTACGAGGGCACAAAAATAGCGCTAACCTTTTAGGTTGCGCTTACGAATTACATGTACATTAGCTCATAGTTTGGCATCCTGATCATGGACGCTACTCCTCCACCCCCGGCATTAGCTGGATAGTACATTCTGAATCTGATCGTGTACGAGGAGTTGACGTTAAAATTTGACGGGATTGTCGAATTGCGGTTGGTACCGTTTTGCACCCACGTTATCTGATTGTTGAGCTTGTCAAAACGGATCGTAGTAAACACTTCGCCGGGGTCACTGATACCTTGCCATTGATGATATGGTCCAGAAGCCACCACGCCGTTCGAATCAACAAAGTCAATCCACTGTTCAATGCGTTGATTCGTGTTCTCGGCATAAAAACTACCGTTACCATACAAGTAGCATCTCATGCAGTTAGCGGGTATCGTCGCGGCTGTTTTGGTGTACGTCTGAGGCTGTGTTTGGCTCGAAACCAATACGCTATGAGCATCGTTCAGATTCGCGTGTCTGAAAGTCAATCCGATTGTCGCAAGGAACAATTGATCTGACGTCATACTTGAGCTAGCTGTACCGCCTTTTCCAGTGACCGCGCTAGCCCATTTTGTCTTCTGGTCACTGGAGAGTTGAAAAAGCGCAATGCTGTCAGAATCACAATTCCATGTTCTTACCGTCGATCCGATAAACACACCTATTCGAGCTATGCCACGAAAAACCGCTGCCCGGTTAGGTTGGATGACATACCGAACTTTGACCTGGTTGTGGTTTGCGGGTTGCGTGAATACACCACTCTTCCGATGCCACGATTGATTTGCATCTCCTGAAATGGTCCCCATATTAGTGCCAACTACACCGTTGGCACCTGGAATGACCTCCATGTAGGAGTCAAATGCGGCACTACTAATTGTGAAAAACTCAGCCGCCACGGTAAATTGAGCCCCCGCTGCTACTGGCATCCAATCGGATTCAATATACCTGTAGTTAACTCCGCTGGCCGCGCTAAACGCGAAGTATCCAGGCACATCGTACCCTTGTCTGGTAGCTTCCCACCCGGATTCACCGTTAGCTATCTGCCATCCTGTAAAACCCAACCAGCCTGTAGAATTAGGCAGCATATTGGAATTGACATCGCGCTTGCCGTTCCAGTTTGTTCGATCAGTGGAGCTCACATGCGGAGTTGCATTGTTAATATGCGTTGTGAGTGCGCTACCGTCTGCTTTTGTCAGCACAGATTCATTCACCGTTCGTAAAGCATTAGCGGTTGCAGCCAAAGTCTGTGATGTACTATTCACACCGTTATAAAGCTGTACTATACCAGCTGCAGCAGTAGACGCGCCGGGAATTGCCCCGATCTCATTATCGGCATAATCTTTGGCCTGCTGCAACGCGTCCGATAGGGCAGCTGCCGTAGGCACAAGTGTCTGCGAAGTGCTTTCCGTATCGTTCGTAAGCTGCACGATCCCTTTCTGGGTTAACGATCCATCTTCAATGTGGATGTTATCAATTGCGGTATAGGCATCTTCAATGCCCTGCTCGATTCGGTTTAGATCAGTTTCGGTAACCGTATCATCGTATTGCCAGTCTGTTTTTCCGTTGTAGGGCATGTTATACCTCCTTTATGGACAATGTGTGCAGCAGCAGGGTGTCAGACGCTATAGGAACGTGGACATTGTTATCTGTAAGCATCTCGTCCGTGCTGGTCTTCAACTTGATATTAGTAACCAACGATACGCTTGATACCGGGATAATGTATTGCATGGCAACAGTGGATCCGTCCACCCGTTTGATTGCAAAATCAGGCAGCTCCACAGCATCATTAAGCACAACTTTAGCGATTTTGCCATTCACGACTTCTGCAAGATCAGCTAATAATGTTGATGAAATCATTTAACGATCACCTCCGGCCCCTGATCCGCGAACGGAATTGTACCAATGCGCCATGATCCTAATTTGGTGCGTCGAGTCAATGCTCGGTAGGACATCCTCTCATTTATCCCAATGGCGTCTTCAATGGATGTCTGCTGCTGGTAAACCATATTGGCGGGCTTGATCACCGACACAGTCCGCTCCACTTCATAAAATACAGGAGCGTTGTCAATGTTGGCCGTAATCGTAAGTACCCTGTTCGCGTAATCCACTGAGACAATGGTCAAGCCTTCGCCCACTAGGTTATCCAGTTGCTGCTGCAGGTACCGAACAGTAAAAGGCGGTTTGGTGCTCATTCGGTTGATCAAACGTATCTTCCGAAAATCCAGTGTTTCAGTCGTGGGATCTGCCTGTATGCCGAGTTTCTGTTCACGGCGTTTAGTGGCCTTCACATCTGAGGTCAAAATGAATTGGTTATTCCGTATTTGGTCTACCATGTCTGTGAGCTTCTGTAGCTGCGGCAGCTCCGCATCTGTAATAACCTGAAACTCCTCAATCTCCTGAAGCTCAGGTGGCAATGCCCTGATTAACTCATTCATTGAGTACCACCGTCCCCATGACCGGAATCTGGTCACTCGTAAGCGTCAAATTACCCGCCATGCCATTGATCTGAGTATTTGCTATATCTGCAATGCCTTTGATGTCTAGTATCCTAGCGTCGATCTGTGCTGTTCTCACAACGATTGTAGTGGAGTCTGCCCATGTCTCTCGAAGCGACAGCAAATAGTCTGATAGGGTAGCCTCCACGTCAGATTGCACGGAACCGATAGAGGATCCGCCTTCCAGTGTAATAGTCGACGATATGTTTATCGTGACTTCCGATACTCCAAAGATAGTGACTTTATGATCAATCGGAGCAAGCCCCATACCCTCACCACTATTTACAATAGGGTCGATAATGGTCTGAACGTCATCCACAAGCGCTGCTGATGGTGCATTAAAATCAGATGCGATGATTGTACACTTGACGGTGCCGCCTCCTTGCCATACCGGATATACTTTCGTGGCTCCAACTCCAGGGATCTCGTTAATCGTCTGTTCATAGTCTGCTACGTTTCCACCGAAAGCCGGTTCATTCATCGCCGCATAGTATCGGGTGCGCAGCACCTCATCAGCTTCTGGCTCTTCACCAGGAACAAGCACATCAGACAGCTCAGCACGAACCAAACCAGATACATAGGTGACCGGGATGAGCTGCCCAAACTCCTGATTGCCAATGTTCCCAGGCGTTTCACACTCCAGTCGAAACACTCCGTTCGATATTTTTTGAACAGCCACATAGGTAGCCTCATTACTTGAATTACTCAAGGCATACCTGGTCTGCAATGGAATATCAATAAGCACATCACCTGAACCGTAAAACGTACCTTTACGGACCGCTTTGGTAGACTGCTGACGATTAACGCCATACTCGGCTGTACGGCGAGAGAGATAATCCCCTGTTGCTGTATCAGCAAAAAATAGATTCACGTCAATGCTGAGCTCATAAAACACCTCAGCCAGCTTCTTCGCTGCTGGAGCCAAAGCATTATAGATAATACTCCCCTCGCGCTTATCGTACTTGTCATCGACGGTGGCAAGCATCTCAGTCATGATGTTGTCGAAGGTGCGATCCTCATACATTCACTCTCACCTCCTGCTCAAAGTTACCGAATTCCGTCACCACGATAAAAGTGGCCAGCACCTCGTCACCGCTGAACGATATTTGAAATTCTCGCACATCCGATATGCGGTCGTCCTGCAGTAGCGCCTCTGTCACACATCTGCGAAGCTCTGATCGTACTACGGCCTGCGAAGCGCCCACAAACGGAATCCGCTCCATGCCGTAGTCTGTCGTATAGATAAAATACTGAAAGCGGTCCGTGGATAAAATCAAAATAACGGCCTGCTTTACTGCCTCCAGACCGTCAACATAATTACCTATTCGTTTATTTGCAAAATCAACTTGATAGGTGTAGCTTGGTTGTTGCTGTTCCGTAATCTGTTCTTCAGTAAGCACTGCACCTGTAGGGATCATTCCGTTTCGACCTCCCCCAGCACAAGGTATTGATTGCCACCCTGAAACCGCAGCAAGACGACATAATCGCCTGCTTTGTAGCTCGATCCCTTGAGAAGCACCAAGGCTTCCTTGGGCAAAGGTAACTTCTGATCGACCATGACGACCAACGGATCAGAAGCGGTTACCGTACCGTAATACACCCCTGCCGGGCTACCTGCATCATTCGTAGTCTTGCTTAACATCTTAAGTGTGTCGGAAAGAGACATTTAGGTCACCACCAGTTTTAACTTCATTGTGTGCAGCGCTCCTTCGAATGAGTGGGAACACTCATCTACAGAAAAATATTGGCTCAAGCCGAGCTCTTCAATCACAACAGGGACATAGGAACCAGCTCGAATGCCAGGCGCGCCTATAGCATCAATGGACAGGCTGCGTGTCTCACGGTTTTTGAGCTGGGCCAGCTGACTCAGCAATTGGTTAATCTGAGCAGCATTCTGCTTCTCGTCAGCTACCTGGTACAACTGCAGTTGCCCCCATTGGGCGGTGTTAGGGCTGTCCTGGGCGATGTAAACGTCACGTTTACCTGTTTTCTTGTTGCTTTGGACAATCTTGATCCGAGTGTAAGTATCGGAGTCAATGGACCTTGTGTACTGGTAATCCGACATCAGGCTTTCGTCCCCAATACCTATATTCACCTTCAGGTCAGACAACTTGCGAACGGTCAATTTCCCGAAGTCATCGTAAAAAATGAAGTTCTGTCCGGAATGGATCAGCGTAAGGTCTAGCGCCTTCCAGATCGTATCGAGCAGTTTCTTGTTATCCTCTATCAGCACAGGGATGACGTACCCCGTATCCTGGAGTATTCCGGTCTTCAGACTATAATCGTCAGCAATCCGCTTCACTACCTCGTTGGCCTTGGCTCCCTTGAATACATAAGTGTCATTGCCCATTAGGTAGCGGATCTGATCGTAACATTTCACTGACACACTCTCGTCCCTGGACTCCGATATTTCGAATACGTAGCCGTAGAAGATGTTCCAATCTCCGTCTGTCACCTGGACAACATCCCCATTGTTTATAGTAAAAGACGGGTCTTGGTAGATCCCGCCTTTGATCATCGTAAATTCGAACGATGAGGCAGCCCCAATACGCTTGGTTGTCCAAGTCGCATCTGCAACGATCTGGGACAAATCCCACACACGACCGTTTTTGTTGTCCAGCAGGAGCTCCATAGGCGCCCCTCCTTTCTATACTGGAATTTTCAGCACTTTGCCTACGGGCAATGCCTTGAGCTGCGCATCCGTAAGGCCGTTGGCTGTCTGGATAGATCTCCACTTTGAATCATCGCCTAGTACCTTCCGAGAAACGCCGATCAAAGTATCACCAGGCTTTAGGGTGTACGTCTTCGGCTTATTCCGGCTATCGGCCCGTGCTTTTTTCTTAGCGACTGCGGTAGTGCTACCTGTAGGTGTTGCGGTGGTCTGCTGTACGACGACCTTCTGGGCTGAATAGAATTTGTATTCCTTCAGCTTCAGACTGAAGAAGATGTCACCCACCGTGCCGTTTTGTTCGGACCAGTCAAATTGCTCGATACTTGCTGGCGTGTTGATCTCAAACGTCGATCCAACAAAAATAAAGCGGATAGGCCGTTTAGTGCCCATCCACTTCTCGATTAAGTCTTTATAGAACGAAGGCTCAAACACAGTGCCACTTGTAAACGGCATCGGTGAAGCTGGGAAGAAGCTTTCGAAGCTGTATTCCTTCAATGCTGGGTCCTTGATAACATTAATTTCACCCAGTTTGGAAACGTCAAAAGTCTCCCCTTTCCCTCCGGCATTGATCTCGATTTTCCCCGGAACAATAGGAAGCTGAAAGCCTTCCTCCTGATTGTTATAGCTTAGGTATATCGCATACTCAGCCAACGCCATACACCCCCGATGCATTAGAGGCCAGTTCCGTCTGCAGGTAGTCATCAATGCGTCCAATGATCGTATCCATGTCGTAACCGCTGTTGTAGTTATTGGCACCAGTAAACTGAATGGACGGCTGAAGAGTTACAAAGTTCTGAATATTCTTCATCTCTGCTAGCTCTCTCAGCGTCTTCAAATCCTCACTGGATACATCCACAGTATCCTTGATCTTTCCGACCTCGCCGACCTTGTCAATATTGTTCAGCTTACCGTTGCCTGTACCAAATGCAGCCCCTGACCCGCCAGATGCCTCTTTAGCAGCTGCCTTTGCTGCAGCGTTAGCGGCAGATCCTTCGCTGTCTGCACCTACACCATCGCCCCAATTGTACCCAGTATCCCATGACTTTCCGTAGTCAAATCTGCCCAGGTCCCCAATGATGCTGTCGATATCCAAGTCATTGAACTTTTCTTCGTACTTGCCGTTACCGTACTTATTCACGGCCATAGTCGTCATGGAGGATAGATCACCTCGCCAGCCAGCCACAGTAGCCGCCATATTGCTGCCGAAAATCGTATCCATTGCTTGTGCGATACGCTCCAGCACGCCCAGCACATTGTCTGCCAAATCGCCAAACAATTTGATTACCGCACCAATGGGATCATCAAACACGTTACCCAAGAAATTAGCGATGGCTTGGAACCAGCCATACCAGTACTCAATGACCCCGAACACGATCTGCAGTAGCCCAATGAACAAATTGGCTATGAAGGCTCCAGCAACGGCCAGCGCTCCAACGATCATCCCCGTAGCCGATAATGATGTACCTGACCATTTGTTAATGGCTCCGATCACAAGATAAAACAGCGCGATTAGGGCTACGATAGCAAGTATGATCCAGGTTATAGGGCTAGCCATTAAGGCAGCATTGAGTCCCCACTGTGCAGCAGTAGCCGCAATTGTGGCACCAGTGGCTAACATAGTTGCGGCACCTCTCACTGCTTCTCTAGTTGCACTAATAGATGACAGTGTGTTAACAAGCATCATTTCCACTTTCCATGCTGCTAGTGCGCCAACAATTCCCCATACAATAGGTCCAATGATTGGCCAGTTCTCTATGATAGCTCCCCCAAGAGACATAGCCGCTCCAGTAAGTTGAGATATGATATCCAGTCCTGCTGCAAGAGAATCGAAGAATGCCTGAAATCTGCCTGACTCAAACGCTTCATTTAATCTTGCGATTAATGGAGCTATCGCTTCAGCGGCTGCCCCTCCAGTTCCAGCTAGGGCCAAAGCAAAATTCCGTTTCAACTGTTCAGCCTGAAACACAAGATTTTTTTGCAGCGCTTCAGCTGCTCTGGCCGTCGCTCCCTCAAATCCTTCAAGGCCTTTCTGTCCTGCTTGCATAGCAAGGATGACCGCATCCCCCATGTCTTCCCACTGCGTCCCGAAGAGCTGGACACCAATTGTGTTGCGGTCCAAATCGCTTCCCAAATTCCCCAATGCAAGGAGAGTTGCCTGGAAGGCTTGGTTCGCTTTATCTCCACCAGCAGCAATATTCGCCGCCATTTGACTGGCATTAAGGCCCAAAGCTTTGAATGCATCACCACTTGCTGATATATCTTGCATTCGGATGAAGCTTTCCTTTACACTGTCACCCACCTTATCCAAATTCCAAGCGCCCAGTTTACTGCCCTCAATTAACGTTGCGAACATTCGCTCAGCAGACAACCCGATCCCATCAAAGTGAACAGCATACTCATTAACTGTATCTAGCAAGTCATTAGCATAGTTGCCACCTCGCTGGAAACCCGTTGTAATTAGGTCAAGAGCCTGCGTTTCGCCTAATCCTTCAAAATTGGCCATAAGTGTGCGGGTGACTTTAGATAACTCGCCGACCTCTGTCTGACCTCTGGATACCTGTTGTACGGCGTAAGCTGACTGCGTAAAAGCAGTTGTCGCGCTCTGGGATAAACCTTGCAGATTTTGCTGCACTGTTGCAATATCGTTACTTATTCCAGAAAGAGACTCACCCCAGCCAGCGGCGTATATACTATTGACGCCCTGAAGGGATGCAGCAGCCTGCGCCGGATCCGATTCCGTCTGTGCCTGTAGGCTACCCTGCATCTGCTCCTGTCTGGCAGCAGCCCCTACTGTGCCATTCACTAAAGCCGCGCCACCGAAAACTCCAGCTGCAAGACCCATCAGCTTGCCGAATCCACCAAATATAAGCCCTCCGTCGCCATCTCCACCACCACCAGGACCAGGGCCGCCACCGCGGAGCGCATCAATGAGCATCTTAATTTCAAGACGCAAGCGCTCCATTGTGGAATCCAATCCGCCTATAGCACCTGATAGTTGAGTATTCACTTGTAGTTCAACGCGTGCTGTAATACCGCTAAGACGAGATTCAATCTGGTTTTTGATCCGAGATGCAGCACTTATTGCTTGCGAATCATCTACGTGTACTTTGACGTCAATATTTCTCATTGGCCGTTCAACTAGCCTTCGAAAACGTTCCATGCTCGATATTGCAGCTTGTACTTGATTGTTGGTTCGTCTTAATGGAGCACTGAATCTGTCCATCATTCGTAAGTGGGTTGCGATTGTAGGCATATCTATACCTCCTTCCCTACAAAAATAAAGAAGCCGTCACATGGACGACTCCTGTACATTTTTTTTTACAATTCGACGATTCTAGTTGATGGTTTCTTATCGTTTAATAGGATTTGGTTTAGCATGTCAGACAATTTTCTCATTTCACTTGGCACACCGTCTCCAGTAGTCTTATACAAAAGTTCGATAGAGGAAGCTTCGCCCTGCGAGTTAGTATACGAGAATGTCAGGCTACTGATCATTATATCTTTTATCTTTTTCGACTTGGGTTGAGAACCAACCAACAAGCCAACTGGTCCTAATAGAACGCCCCCGACTATACCGCCTGCCGTATTTGTCCTGAGCTCTCTTTCAGTTTCCCTCTCTAATCTATGTTCAACATCTTTAATTTGGGATATCCTCAAGGTGAATTCATGTTCTTTATTCATGACAATCACCTTATCAGGCTGCAGAAGCAAGCCTAGAAGTCCTTGTTTCTCCACAGGCAAACCACTCTGATCAAAATAGCCCTGAAGTGAGAAAAGTGAATCGTGGTTATTCATCATTTTCGCAAGCTCTTTTCGGATGTTACCGCTAGAGAACAGTCCCATTCTCAATTCCCTCCCGATCCGGTTTTCCTACATTCTACCACAGGAAATATCTATCAGGAGGTTATTTTTTCCTTCCCTTCGGCTTGGGCTTATTCTGCTCCCGCTTTTCCTTCTCCACTTTTTCATTAATGGCCGCAATGACAAAAGCTTTCTCGCGGATCGGCAACGCTAAAAACTCACTCGGCCATTTTTTTAGTTGGTGGAGGACATAGTACGCATAACCTGCGTCCGAGTCCTCCTTTATTAGTTTTTTGCCTCTTCAACTAGATCTTCCATTTCAACATCAAATCCGCTGAGGGCATTAATCTTCGCAGACAAGGTGGCTACCTCACCAGCAAGCAAGACTTTCTGCACGTATTCTTCAGCGCTATTACAGCCGAGCTTTTTCAAGCTCTCCGCATCCCGAAAATTAGGATTCACGGTATTCCGAATAACCATCTGCAAGTTGAACTTCTGTGCATCGAATTCCACCTTACGGCCCTTTTTGATCGTCATGCATGCTTTGCGTAAATCGTTAAAATCCGCATCTGTCATGGCCTTAATTGTAAATGGAAGTGGCTTCTTATCCTTCCCTACGAAACGATGTGAAACTACTACTTCATCAGTGATACCACCGTCCACCGGATTAGCATTCAGAAACTCTTGTAAACTCATATAAATTCCTCCTAGAGTAAGGGCCGATTAGGCTCCTGTAATAGTATTAAATTCATCTGGCATATCGACATCACCGAACGTAAACGGTAATTCCTCTTCAAGCATATCTTCACTGGTCGCATCAAACTTGGTCATTAGCATTGAATCCAGGTTGCATTCTTTGATAATGACAGTTTGCTTCCCGGTAGATGATCCTGGCTGTTCGTTCGTAATCATCAAGTCAAACCAAAAATCCTGACCTGTCTTTACGTATCGCAGCATCAATTTTCTAAAAACGGACGTTACATAATACACAGTCAATGTTCCGCTCCCGTTCCAACCAGAACCCCGCTGAGGGGTGTTAGTTTTGCCAAGAATCGGAACATCCACTTTATTTTTCTCAATGGTGGCTTCTCCCGTTTTTGCATAGAACAGCTCATGCACTTCGCCTTCAATAGTTACGTGTGCTGTGGCCATCTTACCGCTGATCGCATCTTCCACATTCATGAACATTTAATTGTCCCCCTTCCTTAGCTGACGGTGATTTTAAAGTAGAATTTTTCAGCAGCATCGACCGGCTGCACAGCCAAATCAACCAGCACAGCATCAGAATCCGCACCAGGCGAAACTGTAATATCTGCCTGCGAGTCAAAATTCTGAACAGCCTCAATATTCTGCAGTTGCACCATATAATTGACGCACTCATTTTTGAAGAGATTCCGTCCATTCGCATTGTTGCTGACCTTACCAATGTAATATTCGCTGAATATCTTCTGGAAGTCGTTCCCGATGCCGTCCAGCACACGAATAACCCGATTCTTTCGTAGCTGTCTGCCACGTTTCGGCGTAAAGCTGGTCAATGTATTGATGTCATATAGCACAATAACAGTCCCGTCTGGTCGTGTTGTAAAGACAAACTCCCCAGCATCTACAGCAGCTTCAAGCTGCGACCGGGTATATCGGACTGTGACGTCCGCAGCATCCTGATATGCCTTATATGTCAGTGACTCATTGACATTTGCCCCAGCTGTAGCTCCTGCTACCCATGCCACAGTCTGTGCTGCTGCCAGTGTTGTGCCGTCTGCAAGGACTACCCCGTTTTTAACACTGATCACGCCTTCTGTGTCAGCGTTCGGGTACTCCGAAAGGACTACCTGAATGTACTTGCCTTCAGCATCCCGCAGGCGATCAGCAAAAGCTACGTACACCGATTTAAGGGTTACATCCGTGAAAGTGTAACCGATCGTATTGAAGTTTTGGACCTCAATTGCTGTCAGGTAGTCGGTATGATCACCATTAGCAATCGTCCCATCAATACCACCTGCAAGTGGAGCCCCTGCAGTTTCCGTCAGAGTTCCAGTGCCGCTGAAGGTTACCCAATTGCTAGCGGCCAGCTCACCGATTGCGGAAACGACCTGCCGATCTACTTCCGACCCTGCCAGTAGCGTAATAACATCAAACTTCGTGTCATCATCTACATTCGACTCAATCACAATAGTAATGTCGTTCCCTCTCTCGCCGCCATAAAGGGCTGTGACGATCAGATCACCGATGGTTACCGTCGCCTTGCTTCCAGTGTTTAATCGGTAAAGCAGCACCCGCCGAGCGTTCTTGAGGGCTTCTTTAATCAAGATCAGCTTAGGGTCGGTGATGTCGTATCCAAGCACGTCAGATACGTCAGCCCCGGCATCAATGGCAATCAGTTGCTTTGATGGCCCCCAGCTCAGAGCAAGCGGTAAACTCACAATCCCCCGATCCCCAAGCGAGCCCAGCGGAGCCGGTGCTGTTTCGATGTTGATGTACACGCCAGGCAGCTTTTTATTCTGTGTCACCCATGTTCCTCCAGCCATATTACCTTACCTCCTTCGTTCGGAACGCCTGCAGCAGCTTGCGTGCTTCGGCAACCGTATACTTCGAATCATCATTCAGGATGGCTGCTAGTACATCCTTATCCACTCGCTCGAAGCGTTTAGATGCTAGCAGCTGTATTTTGCTATATGCCGTCTCCTTCTTCACGCTAACGGCCTTATCTGCCTTAACCTCACTCATTTCAAGCTTCCCTCCTGTTCAAGATGCTGCATTTTCGGATCATCTGGCGCATGCTCCCATACCAGTAGCGAGTAAGTAACCATGAAGTGCAGCACTTCGTCGATAATTTGGAAATTCATGTTCTTCCCTGGATATTTCTTACCGCCCATGTCGATCCACGCCAGTACACTCGTCAGCCGCTCGCCCATGTTATACATGTCTTCATTGCTCCGCGCTGGGGCAAAATACCGAATCACAAAAGGATGGTCCCTACGATGCCGCCGACCTAGCTCCCTTGTATGTGCAGGCTCCAGCAGACGTACAAAAAAGCGAGGTGGATCAAGGTCCTGCTTGATCTCCTCGCCGCTTATGGGGATGTCCGGAAATGCGGCATCCAGAGCATCATGCACAGCGTACCTCGCTGCATTAAATGTAATTTCCACCGCATTACCTCCCCAGGTGTTTCGTGATAAATCGTTCCAGTCGACGCTCAACGATGGCTGGCAGCTCGCGCTCCAGCTCAGCAGTCGATAACGTCAGCATGAATTGACCCTCAACCCATCCAACCGATAGTCGCTTGCCGATTGCAGGAACGAACCTGCCTATCGTCTGCCTATGCCCATATTCGACGTAGGCCGCGTAGAGGACTGAATTAAACACCTCAATCTCAGCCCCTGCAGACGTCATGTTTATCTGGCTAATGGTCCAGCCTCGCCGTAATTCACCATCTCGGACAGGTGTCCGCAGTACGGCCTTGGCTAGCAGTCGGTTCGCCAGCTCCTCGGTGCACTCCTTTAGAAACGATGGCCAGGCCCGCTCCATAGCTTTTAGATTGGCTCCGAACTGCTTGAATTCGGAGAAGTCAAAGCTACCCAGGCCAGCCATTAAGCCCACTCCTTGCGCGTTAGGTTAATCTCCTGATGCGTTGGATACGGAGGGAATGGCTCACCAGCTACGAAGCGTACAGGCTCATCGGGACGCGCCTTCCGCGTCACTAAGAACATGTCACCCTGCTGTATGGATACGTCAGGACTCAGGAACAGCTTGCCGTCATACTGGATATCATTCTGGGCCAACGTCTGCCCGTCTTTGCCCAGTCCAGTCTGAGACAACCGACAAGGCAATGCCTCATACTTCATGACCGCCGTCTGCTTGGTTTCCTTGCTGATAGGATCCTTTGCACTCTGGTAATGGTATACTGTGCAGGAATCCTCATATGTGAGCTCCAGTGCAGCGCGATATCGGGAATAGTTAATCATCCCTGCCACCCCATTCTCCGATAACGGCGTAACTCAGGAGCATAGGCAGTCACTATTGCGTCAACTGCTACGCTACCCGTGCTGCCCAGCTTCACTGATGTGTCGCCTATCTTGGTTTCGATAGCTCCTTCACCCAGCAAAGCGGCCACCTCTGGCAAAGCAAAATCACGAACCTTCAGCAGATCAATGACCATGTTCACCCAGGTATATTTGAGCCCTGCCGGAATCGTCCGCTGTCGTGTGTAATTGGTGATGCGCTGCTTAATCTCATCCATGTACATCTCTATGGTGCTATCCAATCCCGTATTGTCTGGAAGGAGCTGCAGCCTGCGTCGAATCAACTCAAATACCTCTTCATCAAGCTTCATAACGGCCTCCTTACTTGGCCGCAATGGCCTCCTTGATTTTCTCCAGGATATCGTCCTTTTTAGACGCGTCGCCCAGATCAATGTTCAGCCTTACAGCATACGTCTTCAACTCAGGCACCGTCATTTCGTCAATGTCCTTATCTGGATCTGCTGCGGGCTCGTCTTCTTCATCCAGCACAATAACGTGCGCTTTAATGCGCTCATACTGGTTTGATGGCAATGAAAAAGACGCTCCCTTTTCGTAGAGCGTCCCGTTGTGACGTATCTGAATTCCCTTTACCTCAACCTTCACAGTCAATCACCCCTTTACAATACTTGAGCCTGGAAGACGTTGTCTGCCTCTGGGAAGCTTGGTAACGCAGTTGCTACGGCCTTGGTGTATGTGCTCACTGGGTCGGTGCCTTCCTCATAAACCATCGCCAATACATTACCGATCGTCTCCGTCCGGATGGAAGGATCACGAGTCAGGCGAACTTCTTCAGCCGTTGGACCGTAGATCGTATTACCCAGCATCTCAGGACCAAACAGCGCAATCTTATTTTCAGGGAAGTATCGTTTAGTGGTGTACGTGCCGTTCGCTTCCTGCTTCTTGTACTTGCCATCGTAGACTGCGATCTGCGGCAGTTCAAGCTGTTGTAGGTAACTGTTCAGTTCTGCACGGCTGGCCATACGGCTGCTACCGTTGACCCCATACAAGGCTCCGACTACCTTTGGATGCTTCACCATCGTAGTAAGCACCTTAGTAGAGGTGAGCGCACGCGTCGGCTTCTCGTCCAGAGCTGCCGCCATCTCTGCAAGAATCTCAATAGGATCAGATGCCGGATCAGACCAGAGGTCCGTGCCACTCAGAACCAGCTTGTGGGCAGAAGGAACGCCATAATCAATCGTCGCAGACAGGTTATTTTCATCCAGCGTCACAGTGCCGTTTGCCAGCACCTCCATACGCATTGCTTCAACACGTGCTCTTACTCCAGCAATCAGCACATCAATATCGTTGTATACCTGACTCATCAGATATTCCTGTTCAGCCGCATTACGTGGGCTCTCCAGAGCGATAATTTCTTTCTCACCCATTCGGAGCTTACGCTTGATCAGCGCCAGTTCCAAAGCCATCTTGCCAGCTTCACGGCTACCAATTTCCGATTCAGTATCAAAGGCGTGAATGCTGGCAATTACAGGAATACGATTAGCACCGACAATAGCATCAAACTCCAAGGATTGGCGTTTGATCTCCGGGAACAGTGTCTCTCCCAGGAGTGCAGGGTACTGTCTGTTTTTCAGGTAGTTCAGGATCTCCTTCAGTGTAAACAATTCCAATACGTTCATAGTTGAATATCCTCCCTCTTAGTCGATTACACGACCTTTTTAAATTTGATGCCCTTCATGGCCGTCTTGGCATCCGCTGCTGGCGTCGCAGGCAGACGAGCCTCCAAGACCCATGCATCTACAAGCACAGAGCCTGGCTGTGGCCCTGTCGTAACATCCACATCGTTCAGTAGCAGGCCAATAGCCGTAGCGTCATTAGCTGGGTATACGGTACCTGCTTTCACGATTTTCCGGCCCTTGGTATCCGGCGTCACACCTGTGTCATCGACCTGGTACGTAAACGCCGTATAATCAGCGCTGGCCAAGAAATTCACCTGCACAACACTTTCTCTCTTCACATACATACTGATTCTCCTTCCTTAGCCCCAAGGATTAAGTCCGGCAGCGGGGGCTTTTCCGCTCTCATTTGCCGCTTGTGCAAAACCAGCACCAGTACTTGCTTCTCCACCGTTACCGCCTGGGTCTCCACCTTCTGGCGGTTTGGCTCCCTTGAATCTTGGCTTATTACCGTCTTCTGGAACAAACAAAAAGCCTCTGCTCTCGCGCAGGGCTTTTACCTGGTCATCCAACCCGCTTTTTACGGATCCGGCATCATCCAGTTCGATCTTCGTTTTATCCAGCAGCCCAGCAACGATATCCAAGTCATGAGCCTGACCAGTCAATGCCAGCTTAATAGCTGTAGTCAGCTGCAGGTCCTTGACCTTGGAATCGTATTGTTCCTTAGCCGCCTTGTTCTCCCCTTGCAGAGTCTCAATCTGCTTCTTCAACGCCTCATTGTCACCAGCAGATTTCTTCAGGTCCTCAAGCTGTCCCGCCACTTTATCGCGGTCCTGCTCAGCTTGCTTTTTCGCGTCATTCACTTCGTCGAATCGCACTTTCGGAATGAATCCCTTCAACTCGTCCGCTGAAGCAGCAGCTGCTTTCGTCGCAAGATCATCAGTCAAGCCCAATGCAACAAATTGATCCTTATTCATGTTATATTCCTCCATTCATCTTCGCTTGGTAACCCGGTCGCGTCCGGTGATGTCCCGTTATTCACGTCGCGGGAAACGACGAAGGCCCTAGCAGTTTCAGCCAGGGCCCAACTATTCAACAAGCTCATATTCCGCTTCAAGAGCGGCGCGGGTGCTCACCCTTAGTGCTCCGTCTGCTTCTTTGACGATAGATTCACCTTGATTGGCGACTAACACGCTGAACGCTCCGCGAATAACGCGCAGTTGTACACCGTTGCTAGTATATTCAATCGTGATAGGTAATCCCGCAAATTCGATGATCGCTTGCGGATTTCCAGGTGTATTGTCAAATTCGATTGCTTCAACATAGACCTTCTTCATATAACGTTTTAACACAGTATCCCTCCCCTCAATGAATATAAAAAAGCACCCTCGCTATATGCGTGAGTGCTTCAATCCTTCAGAACACCGATTTTCTTCAGATGCTCTCGTAGTTGTTCATTGCCTTCCTTCTGTTCTTTCTCAGACATTTCCCGATGCCCGATAACCTTCGGCTTCGCTGGGTCGTTCCAGCGTGGATCTGTGTATTGGTCCTTGCTCATTTCCTCAGCTCCCGTAGCAGGATGTGATATACTCCGTCAATTACCTCTATGCTGACAACCTCGAAGGGATAATCCCTGCCATACAATACCTCAAGCTCACCAGGATTGTATGACCTCAGATCAGCACCCATAGCTGCATTCAAAATGTAGTAGTGAATCTGAGCCTGCGGATTATACATGGCACCTGCTGTTGTCGATAAATACTGAGGATATTGTATCACGGCTCCAGGGGCGATGTCCCGCATGAATTCCTCTATATCAGCTGATGAAGCAAGATATACAGAGCGCGTAAGATCCCCGGCGAATCGTGGGATCTTGTTGAGTGCACTATCTAACTGCTGAACCCACTGCATTTCATCACTGTTAAGTGGTTTGCCTTCCCGCAGTTTCTCATTCAGAACATAGGATTCGCCGCCCATGTACCTGTTCACTGCCGCCTCTTCAGGCTGGGTAAGCTTCGGCGGGATCGGCACGCCCTGTTGTGGTGAAGCAGGAACGTCAATTTCAGCAAAATCCGGTTCTGGTGGAGTCACCGTTCTGACTGCAGGCGGTGTAATTGGTTCTGGCACCTTTACGGGCTGCTGATCGGTTCGACGCGGCGGTATAGGAGTGCCTGGTGTACCAGGAATATCAATTTCGGCAAATTCAGGCTCTTTAGCTGAGCCGCGCCGTTCAGGAGCTTCAGTCTTAGGTACACGCCTAGCGGCCCACTCCTTATAGGAGATGTTAGCAGGCACTCTATAGGTCTTACCATCTGTCCCCCGTGCTGCACGCTCCTGAAGCTGCTCCTCAGCCTCTTCCTCGTCGTCATCAAATTCAGGTATTGTTGTAGATCGGCAATAAGCATGAAGCGGTGGATAGTTAGTACCTGGCTTGGCCTCGCTGATCGGTATTACCTGTCCATCCATATCCCTGCAAGGCGTGGACGTCCTGCTGTCCAACGTAGCCACGAACCTATAGCTCTTGACTCCTTGGGTCTTGTAGCCATCCATTCGGGATTGACCGCTGAAATAAGCAGCCTCCGTCAGTATCAGCCGCTCGGCATTACGCTTGCTTACGCCCATCCGTTCTGCAAAAGCAGATATGACAGTATCTGACTGTTCTCCACGGATTAGGTTCTGCGTCAGTGTTGTCTCTAGCTCTGCCAGCAGCTTATCCCTATCGCCCCATATTCGAGCCGAAAAGTTACGTCCGTCTGGGGGCCACGGCTTGGACAACACCTTGTCTAGTTGCTTGACATCCAACTGAGCAAAAGGAATGCCCTTTCCTGCTCCACGCTGTACCTCATAGATACCCTTATAATACCCGTCCTCGTATATATCACTGAGGACGGCAGTCGTACCCTTTACTTGGCGGGCTGTCAGCAGCTCAACCTCTTGCCTGATTTTGGTCTGCAGCTCCTCCAAGCGAGTAATGTGCACCTTGGCACTGGCGTTCTCCAATTCCTTCAGCCAGCGCTGATCTATGGCATTTTCCCGACCAGCTTTGATATAGTCCTCGACAGACCAGTGGAATTCCTTCAGTTCATTGGTTGTGAGCAGCTTACGAGCTTCGGCCATGCTGATATCGTTATTCTTAGCAAGGCGCCCATACCAAGCTTCTGTTTCCCGTTTGATCCGGGCCATAGCCTTGTCATATTCGGCATTTTGTGCCTTGATGTAGTCTTCACCCTTCTTCAGCTCAGCCTCGTTGAGCGATTCCATCCGTTTAGACCAGTATTCCTCCGACTTCACTCATCATCACCGCCACTTTGTGCGATGAAGCCAATTGCTACGGTATCGTTAGCAGCGTCAGGTTGTACATTAATCGACGAAACCAGTTCGGCTATGGTCCTGATCTCGTTAGGGTCTATAGGATGGTTTTCCGCTGCCTCTGCTGCTGACTGGATCAATTTATTGATTGCCTGAATCGTCTTTTGTTCCAGCATCAGGTACACCTCCTCCCATACCGCCATATGAAGCGAATGCCTCTGCAGCAGTCGCCTTCTCATCCTCAATCTGCTTGAGCTCATCGTCAGTGTTGGTCGTCCACGGATGGTTAGCTACGATTGTCCGATTACTGATGACCCCTACCGAATTCTTAGCGTTAGTGACGGCCTCAGTCTCATTGATCACGATGTCGCGGTTAAAAATGAATTCTACTTCCTTTTCGGAATAGTCCTGGCCTACACTGTTGACAATGTGCGTATCCACGAACCACAGGAGCTGTTCCAGTGCCGCTTGGAATTCGGACTCCATATCATTCATGTCCATATCCAAATCCGCATAAAGGAATTTCAGCGCTATACCGGAGGCGTTGCCAATCTCACGCTGCTGGGTGTCTACACCTCTACCGAATTCATAGATGTTCCGTCGGAGCTCGTCCATATGGTTCTTATAGGCTTCAGTGTCGATCTGCAGTGAAATGGTCCTGACATCACCATCCCCGTCCACAAACGCCACACGATACAGCGCAATATTCCTGCGGAACTCTCCGGCACCCGTACCGCTGAAGTTGCTAACGATATAGATGCTGTTCGGTAGATCCTCCAAGTTATTGGCGTTGCCCGACTTCTGTTTGTCGTAGTCATCCACCTGCCGCTTAATCAAATCCAACAACGGTTGTTCCTCGTCATTGTACTTGAAGCCAATAAACGGCAGGCGCTCCCAGGTCATGGGCTTGACCTCTTCACCGTCGATATACGAGAAGTGAGCCGTTTCTTCAATCAGCTTCAGCTGCCCGTCATCCTCAAAGAGCTTCATGCCCTCATGGTCCCACCACTGAATGCGGCGTATCACGCGCTTAGTCTTGACTACATAGGTTTCGACCTCATACACACGAATGAACGCTGCCAGCTCTGTATGGGCTGCGTCTCGCCAGATCGGTATGCACTCCTCTGGCGGCAGCCTCATGAATGATAGCTCACCAGCCTCGTCGTAGTAGACCTGCAGCCAGCCTATACCACAGTTAATAGCGTCCTTGCCGATGTTCTTAAGCATACGCTTGAATGTCTTGCCGAAATAGCTGTCCAGCTCATCCTGGTACGCCTTGTCCTCCGTCTTGACCACAAATGGTCGGGCCAGTAGATAACCTGTCTTTTGATCAACCAGCTTACGGACGAATCCATGTGGAATCCGGTTGTCAGCCAGATTATGCACATCCATCAAACGGCCATCATCGCCAATCGTCTGCCGGCGGCGATCCAGGATGTCATTCTTAACCCGGTAGTACCGCTTGCCTTCCAGCATCCGCTTGCGTTCATCGGATGCCATCCAGGTGCTGACTTCCTCCCGGATGATCTCCGGCAGCGACATGGGTGCATTGGCATCTAGATTCTGCAGGATCTCCTGTAGTGTGCTCATGTGCTTCCTCCTTTCATCGTCGGAATGATACTCCCGCTCCTTTTAGGTCAGCCACTTCGTAATCATCCAGGGCATACCAAATAGCCGAAAAGGTATGTGGGTCAATAGAAAATTGGTCCTCAATGATCTCACCGGCTTTATTCATCGCATATGTCAGCTCCTTCAGCTCATTGACCGTATTCGGGCAATTGCTGGAGCATATGATTCTCTTGAACCGCTTAACTTTCTTGGTGTACTGGAGCCTGCTGCCTGCGAACTTCTTAGCGCCTCGCATCTTGAATCCCATCTGCTTGAAGAACTGAATCGTCTTAGGCTCAGCACTATCAGCCCGGATCAGCTCACCACTCACCTTGAACTCTGCTATGTCCTCGGCTGTTCGGTCGTCCGTCATCTTGTTACGGTAATACTCCCAATGGATGTACAGGATCTTCTCGGCATGGTCCACTGTCACCCTAAGCAGCGCGTTATAGGACTCTTCGAAGCCAAAGTCCATACCCACACGGTCAATTGGTCCCTTGATCCGCTGCACGGCCTCCATAACTTGCTCATGCGGCCACTCAACGAACTGCGGCAGGACAAGTGTACCATTGACTCCAAAACGGCCTTGACGGGCTACACGGTGCAGGTCAGGATCATGCTGCTTTAATGACTCCAACTGTTCGATGTAGGCTGGAGGAAGAAACAGATTATCGTCTGCTGTGGAATGGTGGTACATCGTATCATTGACCACTATTACCCGATCCCTGTACAGCTCTTCGTCATCTAGCACTAGCAGCTTCTTCTGCTTATCGCGGAAAAAGAACTTATAGCACCAGTTGGCCGTGCTGACTGGATTGGTAGACAGGATCATATGCAGCGTTAACGTTGGGTGCCGTAACCGCCCAATTAACTCCTTGAAGCCCTCATACTTAACCTCACTGCATTCCTCTATCCAGATAATGCTGACGTTGTGAATGGACTTCAATTTCGCAGGCTTATCCATTCCCTTGAATATGATCTTACTACCGTTTGGGAATCGGATCTGCATAGGCGAAGTGATGAACCTAATGCGGCCATCTAGCCCCATCTCGGTACAGATGTCCTCAAACAAAGAAAAGCAGGAATCCCGTATCGTGTCGTAGACCTCACGAACCACAAGCGCCGTCCGCTTCTCTTTCAGCAGCTTCAGGATGAGCTTCAGTGCAACGTGGTAGCTCTTGCTGGAGCCGTATCCACCGACCAAGAAATAATACTTGTGCTGCCAGTCGAAAAGGAAGTCCTCAAAGTGCGGGTTAACCTCTTTCTCAATCATCGGCAACACCCTTACGCTTAATCAGGATCTCGATTGGCTTATCATCGTCGCTGTCCAGCTTCTTATTCAGCAGGGCTACCTCTCCCTTAAGCTTAAGCAGCTGCTGTGCGTGAAGCTCGTCTACGTTGTCTTGACGGCACATCTCCTCATACTGCCTGATAAGGCTGCGTAACTCAGACATGGCCCGACTTTGTGCATTCAGGAATGTTGCCTGCCGATCCCAAGCAAATTGAAATTCATATTCAACCTCAACAGGTACAGGAACCGCTTTTCGCGCATCACCTTTCCCCTGCTCTACGATTTCGAACTTCTGCTTCTTGAGCTCCTTTATCATTTCATCCTTACCAGTGACGTTCATTGTTTGTTGAGCTCGCAGGATTGCCGCATAAGCCAGCTTGATCTGATCCCAAAGCATGGCTAAAGGTGAACGGGTCTCGATGGCCTCCATAATGGCCGCAGTGTCATCTGGTAGGAACTTGCGGAAGAATCCATGAGTCACAGCGTTGCTATTCCCTGCTGGAGCCGCGCCGCCTTTATTGCCTACAGCATTCTTGTTGCCTGGAGGCGCACCCGGACGTTTTGTGTGCACACCTTTTTCAGAGGGTGCACCCTTCTCCCTCACCCAGCCGTGCCGCTGCTTCCAACTCTTGACTGTGTTCAGAGAAACGCTATACTTCTCTGCAATATCCTTATACTTCATACCACGCTTGTAATCAGCCTCTGCTTTTCTGTGCATCGTTCACGGATCACCACCTCCACGGTTAAGTTTGTTTTGTATGTAAAAGAAAAAGCACCCCGAAGGATGCTCGAATTTATTTAGATACAAGTTATTGTCTTAATTGAACTTGTTGGAAAATTCATAGTTATAGTTACTGTGGGAACTTTCCCTTTAGTTTGGCCTGTTGGGTCTTGGGTTTCGATCATCATCGGGAATGTTTCTCCATTTTGAAGCTCAATTAACGCCCATTTTCCCAGACATCCATAATAGCTGTTCTCTTCACCTGAGTATCGTTTATTTCTACCCGCCATCATAAATCCACTCCTTTTGTTTTTTATAATGGCATTCTATTGTTCTGGACCTTTGTCCTGTGAAGATTGCCGAGCCTATTTTCCAAATTAAAGAAAAAAACAACTTATCTATTACATCTATTCCTGAAAGAAAAATACTCACGGGGACATCTAAACCCAAAATCCGTTACTAAGTTTATTTAGTATTTATTGTCGAATAAAAAAATTACATGTAGTGGAATAATAACTCTTGTTTCCAGAAACAAAAAAAACAGGAGGTAGATTAAAGTTGGAAAGTGTAGAACATAATGTTTTATTTCCTCAAAATGTAAATGTTACAAGTAGGGGAATTGGCGACCTTTATGGGATTTCTATCCTGGCAGATTATCCCCCTACTACAGAGATCAGTTCCACTCCCTTAGATCCAGCATATCCCCCAGAGAATATTAAAGATTTGGATATCTACAGTGCTTGTCATCTAGCCGCGCCTGTCGGTCAGATTGACATAAACTTCGGTCCTGAAACTGTGAACATAGGATACCTACGAATCACTGGACATTCCGATGGTAAATCAGGTCACTATACTTTTCGTATTAACGGCCTCCCGTATGGTGGAATGTGGGAAGAAATATGTAGTTCTGTTCGCTACAGAGTAGCAAACAAAGCTAATAGTCCGCGAGTTTTTCCGCAATTTTCTGTAAAACCAGGGGACTATCAGGCAATACAGATAATAGTAAGTAGTACGATAAGCGAAAGCTATATTAGTGAAGTTAAATTGCTTTAAACGAAAGCAACGTAAAAAAGAGCCGCTTAGAGGCGGCTCTTAATAAAGACAGACTTATAGTAGGTATGTTGTGTGACATGTTGTGCGACAGTACGTGCGACAAGATCATGTAAATTCAGCAAAAATTTTCTTTTTCGCACGATCTACGTACATACGTACGCTGTTTTTAGACAGCTCAAGCTTATCCGATATCTCCTGTAATGTCAACCCCTGTGCCATGTGCAAGAGAAAACATGTCCGCTCCCTTTCGCTCAGGGTAAGCAAAGCCTCAGCCAGTCTCAGCCGCTCATCAAGTGTCATCTCAGCTGCCGCCAGCTTTATCAACAGTTCACGTTGCCTGTACACATCCGTTCGCTCAGCCCCTCGACGGCTCCCAGGGCGTCTGCCGCGCCGCATCCAGGTCAAGGCATAGCGCATGTCTGCAAGCATCCCTGAGACGGTCTCAGCCTCGTCAGCGGCTCCGGGTGCCTCTGTGTCCAAGCTGTCCCGGTAGCGCTCTAATACATGCGTCTCGGCGGCGTACTGCTTAATCAGATCCTCTACCCAAGTTGTTGTACTCATTGTGCTCATGGCGTCACTCTCCCTTGCTCCAGCACTTTCTTGACGGCATTGTACTCCACCCGGTAACGATTGCTATACCATGTTGCGAATCGGTTATCTGACAACTCCTTATAAATCCCTCGTATGTCTAATATGCTTTGTCGGACTTGGTCCGGCGTACTAATTCGGTTCCCCCTCATGATCCTCTCACCCTCTCTATTCTCGCTTTTAACGCATCCAGAAGCTTGTCCTGTGTGGCTGCCTTGCCCTCAAGCGCTGCCATAACATCCTCGTCGGCTCCACCTTGCACCACCAGGTGGTGCAGAATAACCTTCTGTTTCTGGCCCTGCCGGTGCAGACGGCCATTCGCCTGCTGGTACAGCTCCAGGCTCCAGTTAAGCCCGAACCACACGACATGATTACCGCCGTCTTGCAGGTTAAGCCCGTAGGCAGTGCTGGCTGGGTGCGCTAACCCCACGTCTATTAGCCCAGCATTCCAATCCGCGAAATCTTGCGGCGTCTTCAGCTCTCGCACCCTCAGGCTGGTCTTGCTCAGAGCTTTCAGAATCCGAGCCTTATCATGCTGGAAGTTGTAGAACACCAAGGCCGATTTCCCATTCAGTTGCTCGATCAGCTCCATGAACGCCTCAATCTTGTTATCGTGGATCTCATGCGCTTGGCGGTCTTCGTCGTACAGGGCCCCATTGCACAGTTGCAACAGCTTATTCGACAGGACCGCCGCACTGGTCGCTGTAATCTCCGTGCCCTCGATCTCCAGAAGCAGCTCGCTCTCCATCTGCTTGTAATGCTTGGCTGCTTTTGCATCCAGCACTACAGGAATGATGTTGGTCACGCAATCGGGCAACTCCAGATAATCCTCGGCCTTCATGCTGATGCACAAGTCAGCAATCTTGCGTTGAATCACGTCATCGGCTCCAGGCTTGGCTGTGTAACCGTGGCCGTTATAATTCCGTTCGAAATACTTTTCGCGGTAGTGCGTGATACGCTTTTCAAGCCGCTGCCCCTGATCCAGTAAGAATATCTGAGCCCACAGGTCAAGCAATCCGTTAGGGGCTGGCGTGCCGGTTAGCCCTACTATGCGCTTAATATGTGGCCGCACCCAGCTCAGTACCTTGAAGCGCTGCGCTTTATGGTTCTTAAAGCTCGATAGCTCGTCCAGTATGACCATGTCAAACGGCCAAGCATTGCGGTAGTAGTCCACCAGCCAAGCCAAATTGTCACGGCTGATCACCCATATGTCGCCGGGGGTATTCAGGGCCCTAATCCGCTGCTGTGCCGTCCCAAGTACAGTGTTAATACGCAGATGCTTCAGGTGCTCCCACTTGTCCGCCTCGGTGCCCCATGTGGCCTCAGCTACCTTTTTCGGGGCGACAACCAATGTGCGGGTGACGGCAAAGCGGTTGTATTTCAGATCGTTAACGGCGGTTAGGGTGATAACCGTCTTTCCCAAACCAAGGTCAAGCAGCAGGCCAAGTGAATCATCAGTCACGACCCGGTTAATGCAATAACGCTGATAATCATGCGGTACAAAACGCTTGCGTTCTACAGCTCCTGTAGCCATGCGTCCACCTGCTCTCTGCTGTCGATCACCCGGACCTCATGGCCCAGCACTTGAATCCGTCTATGCTGGGCTAGTTGCAGCTTCGTGGGTTTCTTCCCTGGGGCTTTCAGCTCCACGAATACAGTTCTGTTCCCGGGCAGCAACACTATCCTGTCAGGCACCCCTGAATTACCTGGTGATGTGAATTTATAGGCAATGCCGCCAAGGTCTTTCACCTTCTGGCGTAAATACGCTTCGATCACATTTTCTCTCACGGCCATTCCTCCTCTAGCTTTACTCGGTTCTCATTCGGTACATCCCAATACCAGGTTCCTTCACGGCGGAATGTGGTCACTTTCAAGTCTTTACGCGCCGCTTTTAACTCTCCTTTGGTGACGCCTCTTTCCTTGCAAAATTTTCGGATGTCGTCGCAGCGCTTCGGCCCCGATGAAAACGCTAGATTTAAAAACCACATCGCCAATCCAACCCCGTCAACATCTGGCGTATGATTCGAATTCAATAAGATGTCCTCCTAATCGTCTGTCTACTTCGGAACCCCCGTACACGTAACGGGTAAAATCAGGTGCGCCAGGCGTTATATATTTTCTATAATCTCTATATTCTCTTTATTTTTATGTTCTATAGAAAACAAAGTAGACAAAGTATACAAATATATATAAAGCCTTACACCGCCTGACTTTTCGCGTCTACTTTGGGTGTATACTTTCTTGGTTTGGAAAGTAGACGAAGTAGACATTTACAATTTTTAGAAAGTAGACAAAATGGCACAAAGTATACAGACAAAGTAGACAAAATCATTCTCTTATATAGCCGCCTCTCACCATTCCGTGCGGTCCAAAACGGTACGGCGTTTTACATTTTCTCCAGCCTTCCAGCCGATCAAGGATGTTATTTATACGCTGTGTCTCGATTCGCTTCATCCCCCGGGCATCCCCATTCAAGGCTTCCAGCCAAATCTCCTGGGCACAAATGCGGTCCCTCGCCACGGTGGCTCCTTCAGCTCTCCCGAATTCTCCAGACCAGTAAATCTTCCGTTCTGGCAAACTGCGCTTGTTCCAATCCGTCGGTACTGTACGCTCAGCAAATTCTGAAACAATACCTTCCCAAGGGTCCTCTTCCGCGTGCTGTTCTTGCTGGCGCTTCGCTTCAGCTTCTAGCTCACTTGAAAGTATCAAGGGTTCACCCATGCGCCAACGCATTACAGCCTCTGCCCAAAGTTGCTCTACTTCGTCATCCAGATGCTGAAAAACGGATTTTGTAGGTTGAATAACAGCACAGTCGATAGGCCAGAAGCGTCTTCCTCCTGTCGGGTCCTTCAGGTAACGATCGTCATTACTTGTTCCAAAGAACACACAACTGCGTGGGTGCTTCTCGGTTTTGTGGGCGTAGGCCGCTCGATAACTGTCCTCCGTCCGGCTAAGGAATCCCTTAATAAGTTTCACATCCGAACGGCTGTAGGCGCCCATCTCCCCGATCTCAACGATCCAGACACCCTGCAACTGTTCAGCTGCCTCTTTTCCCTCAAAGGATTCAATGCTGTTATTGAACCAGGATATACCCAGCTTCTGAATAAGCGTTGTCTTCCCCAAGCCTTGCGCTCCCGTGAGAACTGGCATTGTATCGTACTTGGTTCCCGGCGCCATCGCACGAGCAACAGCAGCCGTGAACGATTTACGCGTAACGGCTCGGGTGTAGGGGGTATCAGCCGCCCCCAGGTAGTCTATAAATAATCGGTCCAGCCTTGGCACGCCATCCCAGGTAAGACCGTTCAGAAAATCCACTACCGGGTTACATTGGTTCTTTCTGGCGCACAAGACTAAGCCGTCTTGAATGATGTTGTCCGTCCGAAAACTCAGCACTCCGTGGATATAGTCCCGCAATCCGGCATCGTCATCATCCCGCCACAGGAACACACCAGATTCTATATTTCGCGGCGGCCAAGGCAAAGGTGCTTCACCTACGATCGCATTTGCAAAAACGTCCATTCGGATACGGCCCTTCAAGGCGGTATCATTCTCAAGCACGATTCTCACGTTCCGACTGGATTTGAGAGGTATACCGCTGTTGTTGATCTCAAGAAGCTTAATCCACTCCAAGCTCCCAGGCTCTACCTCCGCAACAGCTGTACCTACGTCACCTGTGAAGGCTGCCGCAGCCTTTTCATACCTCTCCTGCATCAGCAGCCCAGAAACAGCGTCCTGCTGCATCGCAAAATTTGCCATAGTTACATAGCTCGGTAGCTTGTTCGTCGGCGTTCCTGGCTTCGCGTCGTCGTCCTGATCACCAAACTTATGGAGCCGGACCAGGTCAAAGGCGTTAACGAGCCTACCGCCCGTAGGGTCAGTAGCGTGGTGACTGTAGAGGAACTGCCCGTCATCGTAGACGATAGCCCCGCCTGTCGTGGAGCCGCCTATATACGTGAGGCGTCCGCTGCCGTCATCCACCGGGATATAGACCCCCGGCAAAAAGGCCTCTATCGCGGCCGGCACATCATAGATCCGGCAGAACGCCCCCACAATACCAGGCTTGTCTGTAGGATCTCCTTGCTTTGCAGCCAGCCGGACGTGCTTCTGATTCGTACCGGGCACCTGCGGCCAAGCGGATACATCCCGCCAGTCCGCATACATGCCCAGCACGCCGTCAGCCGAGAGGAACGGCTTATCACCAAAGGTGAACACATACTGACTATCTGAGCTACAGCTCGGCCAGTACATGAGCCTGTTCGCTTGGAAGGTGGTGGGATCGCAGAAGGCTATGCCGATGATCTCCGCAAGCTTCCGCGCCAGTGGCTCGTACTCGTCAGCTGTAGTCGTTCGATCCAGCGGAACCACGACACGCAGCCGTGGCTTGGCCTCTTCGTGCTTCCTCGTACTGTAGACCGCATAGCCGCAGCCTAGCGCGTCCACACGGCGCAATATGTCCGCTGTGCCTCCCGCTGGAATGTTATCAAGATCAAGCGTCAGCACATCACGGCCCGTCACCGCATTGGCTTTCCGGCGACCGCCTGACAGATGACCACCGACAAAGCCCCCAACATCTTTCAATTGGTCTTGTTTAGACTTCGGCATCTGAAGGTACTCTGCCAGCGTCTCCGTCCCTCGAACGGCTGTACGTAAGCGCTCTACTAGCTCAGACCAGTAAATCACTTGTGGCTGCCAGTTCGTGCTGTCTCGATTGCCGGCGCTTGATATCGTTAGTTGTCTGTCAAATTGCATGACGCTTGCCTCCATGTTCAGTCAATCTTCATCTATAAATCTGCGTGCAAAACGCAGCTGTTGCTCTATATAGAGATCCGTCCCTTTCCCGCCAGATGCCAGCCAGTCACCGATGCGCTTATCAATATCCTGTAGAACAGCTAAAGGCAGCTGATCGGCAATTTTGTTGATTTCTTGTAAATAATTTTTGGCCATCCATCATTCCCGCTTTCTGTCTCTTTCTTGGCGGTGGATCAGGAAGGAGTACATATACCTCACCGATCACATTGCCGAATTCATCGGTAATAATCTCCCAAGGGATCTCAGCAAAGAATGGATCTAATTCCGCAGTGACTGTCAGCATACAGAAGCCCCCGCATTTAACTGAGTTTTATACGTTTTCCGATAGTTCCGGAACGTGAACTTATCAATCTGTAGGGCTCTCATAATTTCGTCTTGGGATTTTCCAGCGTTATAAAGTGAGATAAACAAGTCCTTCCGGCCAGAACGGTCATGTTTAATCCCCAGCTTTTTGTAGGCCTGTCGGATGAAGTAATTTTGCCGTTCCACTGAATAGCCATCGTTTTCGATTTCCTTCTGGGTTTGACCAACTAGTTTGCACCGAATAATGAATCTCTCATTTGGGTTCAGAACGGATAACTTTTCTTCCAGCGTTAGCTTTAGAATTACCTGCCGTTCTACATTTGTACTTGATGGGATTATCGAATGCATATCCACCGGATCACCGCCTCGACCAGTCTCTGGAGCCGGTGATTCAAAAGAGTGGACCTCAGCACGTTCTTTAACGTCGTCGGGGTATTTAATCAGTGAACTCTTTCGACGAAAGACATCCAATAAGGCGTATCTGATCGACTTGATTGCAAATTCTCGAAAGCCTTTTTCTCCTTCACTCTCGTCATGCTGCACGCAACAGCGCCACAATTCAGTCAGGGCAATTTGGTTGAAGTCCTCATACTCCATACCGTTGATCAGCGCTGCACGGCGCTGTCTTTCTTGTTGTGGCCAAATCAAACGTAAAGCATAGAAAGCAAGCCGCTGATATTTATTGAAACGATCTTCAGGAGTCATATGTGGTACCTCCGTTGCTTTTATTGGCAATCCGCTTCAGATCCATTTCGAACAGTCGTCCTTGAGCCGCCTTAATGATTCGGTGCAGAGCATCCTGCTCAACATCTCGAAGGCCATCAACAGCGTGAACCAGATCTCCAGCAATCAATGAAGCCAGATCCTTCCGCGAAGGATTAGGCAGCTGCGATACACGCATAGACTGCTTGCGGATAGAGCGCTCCACGTGGTTCCGCACCGTCCGGGCATTACCAAAATTCGACTTACTCTTCTCGACCCACAACACACTCGCGAGGGCCTCCAGGTAGTCAACCCCAGCTTGGTACTGTTGATCCAGTAGCATCTGCTGAGCAATCCGCACAAGCTCAGGAACCTCGTAATCGGGAAAGTGAATCGTAGTCGGGAAGCGAGAAGAAAGCCCCGGATTAGCTTTGATGAACTTTGCCATGTCGCCAGGGTAACCTGCCGCAATAACCACCACTTCGTCCCGCATATCTTCAATGCATTGGACCATAGCCGCGACTACCTTATCTCCTGTTCGATGCTCTGTTTCACCAGGGGTAAATGCGTAAGCTTCGTCGATGAACAGAACACCTCCGCGCGCTTCTTGAAATTTAGCTACTAGCCTGCGCTCGGCTTCACCCAAATGTGGGTGCGTAATCATAGAATGGTGGACTTCAACAAACGGAATTTCTTCGTCATCATCTTGTCGCTTCAGCAGGCCAATCTCCGCGAATGCCTCGCCGATCAGACGGGCTGCTGTAGTCTTACCTGTACCTGGATTACCCGTGAAGATCATGTGATTCGACTGTACCTGTGTCTTCAGCTTGTGCTTCTTCCGTAGCGCGGCCACTCTTGAGAAGTGAACCATTTCATCCACTTGCTCCTTGATGGCCTGCATACCCGGCAGGCTAGTAAGCCGATTCAGCGCGTCCCGCGCCTTCTGGTTAATTGCGTAATCCACGTCTTTCCCCTCCATATTCGCCTCGTTCACAAGGTAGGCGCTACGCCAGAAACCTTTCGCGCCACTATTCTCGAATTTACGTTGCACCATCAAGGCTCTATAATTTTCAATTCCATATTTCTGATGCCTCTGGCGCTCACGGGCAACGTCACGAACTAACGCACGCAGCTCAGTTTCTGGGTAATACCAGCGAGGCCACCCTTCGGCTGTGTTATGTCGGTTAATCTGTTTCCGACCAAGGTCCACATTGTAGCGGTATTTGTATTGCCGCTTGCCTTTGTGGTCCCCGATTCGGATGCTATGGCAGACGCCGTAATCCAGCTTCAGGTAGATGCTGCTGGTCGTCACGCTGTCATAGCGTTGTATAGTGAATCCCTCTTTTTTCAACAGCGTAATCAAGGCAGCAGCAACGCGCTGAGTCTCTTTCACAACGTCCACCTCTAATCCTTCATATAGAATGAAGTGGTGAACCCGGCTGCTTTTAAAGGCAGACCGGGTGCCCACGGTACAGGCTCAGCCATCAAGGCCAGCACTTTCTCCAAGTCTTCCTCCCGGTCCGATTCGATCCCGATTTCATCATGAACATGCAGCACCGTTTCGTATCCGGCGTACTCCACCTTCGTGAGCGCTACAGCCAAGCAGTCCCGCGCTATCGCTTGAACAACGTTCTCGACCAGCTTCCCGCCGTAGGTGCTAATCAGCGTCCATTTGCCTGTTTTCTGGTCAGGCCCCATGTAGTGGAGGGCTTGCTTGCCGAAGTCATTCTGCGCCAGGCGTGGCGCTACATAGTAAAGCTTGCGGCCACTTGGTAACTGAATCGTGAAGAAATCCAATCCGTTAGCGTGATGACTCTCACGGGCAAAGATGATCCCCCGAACACCCACAGGCTGCCCGGACTCCATCACCTCAATTGCTGCACGCTCGAAGCTGTACCATAGGTCTACAATTCGCCGGTTAGCGTTTCTCCAACGCGTCACGATCTCCGGCAGCTCTTCCTCCTTCAGCCCCTTGTCCAGAGCGCCCATGCTGATCAGGGCACCAGATGCGCCTTGATAGCCTAGCGCCAGTTCGGACACCTTGCCCCGCTGTCGTAAGTCACTGTCTACTGCCTCCAGCGGCACACCGAACATAGCCGATGCTGAAGCTTCATATATCTTGCCGTGTGTAGCGAATACATCTAGACGCCACTGCTCACCAGCTAACCACGCGATAACTCGCGCCTCAATTGCGCTAAAGTCAGCAACATGAAGCAACTTACCGTTTGGTGCTATGAAGGCTGTTCGGATCAGCTGTGATAGGGTATCCGGCACATTGCCGAATACGAACTTCAACATATCCACCCGCTTATCACGAACCAGTTGCCTTGCAAATTTCAGCAGTTCCAAAGCCATTTTGTTCTTGGTCAGGTTATGCACCTGCACCAATCGGCCAGCCCAGCGTCCTGTGCGGTTGGCCCCGTAGAACTGAAGCAGTCCACGTACACGGCCATCCTGGCAAGCTACCTTCTGCATAGCCTGGTACTTTTTCACTGACGTTTTGCTGAGCTCCCGGCGTATCTGAAGCACTCGCTTAGCTCGGCCTTCTTCTACATTCTTAATCAAGCCGGATACTGTGTCTTTCCGTAGATCCTCAATTTCCTCCCCGATCTCTTCAGAAAGCCATTTCTTGAGCTGCTGCACTGACTTCGGATTGTCCAGGCCGCTGAGCTGCACCGCTTCCTGCATAAGCTCTGCTGTAATTTGCTCGTCTACAGCCAGTGCACCCTCTACAAGCTCCAGGTCACAAGCGATGCCCTGAACATTAATGCGCTGGTCAAGCTGCCAGAGCTGCCACTCCTGATCGGGAACCGGGAACACTGATAGCCGCCGAAGAATCTCAACCTCTGCCACAACGTCACCCACACAGTAGTTCTTGAACAGTTGCCATTTCTCCGGCTCGTGGTGAGGTAGTGTTCGGGTACGACCTCCGTTCGCCTTGGTTGGTTTCGCGGGTATGCAGAATGTCCGAATCAAGGCCCCGCCTAAGCCCATTTTTTTCTTGTCCTGTGGAAGACCTAAGGCCTCGCCCACTTTGCCAAGCCCAGCAGGATAGCCACAGTATAGGCCGTGGATCTGCGTACATCGCCATTGCTCCAGCGGTGAGTGCATTAAGCTGTTGATGCAGTACCATTCAAAGGCTGCATTATAGGCGTGCTTGATGACTTGCGGATCATACAAACCATGAATGACTTCCATCGGCAGCGACTCGCCTTGAGCCAGATCGACAATTTCCACCGGCCCCCCATCCCAGGAGTAAGCGAAAAGGAGAATCTGAAAATCTGGAGATTGGACGTATTTATAAAGCCCCGCCTTCCTAATGTCCACGCTGCTGAAGGTCTCAATATCTATAGATAAATGCCGCATAGCGTCTCCTTCCGGGTAAAGATAAGGGGTTCCGAAGAACCCCTATGTGGTGGAATCAGATCCCCATAATGCCGCCACCAAGTGGCTTGCCTGAAATGGGGTCAATGCCATGCTGTGGCTGCTGTCCGTATTGTGGTTGCTGCGGAGCCTGGCCGTAACCCTGCTGTCCGTAGCCTTGTTGCGGTTGTTGTCCATACTGTGGTTGCTGTGGAGCTTGACCATAGCCCTGCTGTGCTGGGGCTTGTCCGTATTGTGGCGGCTGCTGACCATAACCCTGTTGTTGTGCCGGAGGCTGTTGACCGTACCCTTGCTGTGGTGGAGCAGCCTGCTCCCATCCTTGCGGTGCTACTGGTGGAGCGAAGCCTACGCCCCCACCATTGCCACCGAATGCTTGTTCTGCTGATACTCGGCCACCAAGGGCTTCACCCTCTCGAAGGATCTGCACAGGGCCAAGGCCTGCCCCGATACCCTTATTGCCGCTGTTACTGTAGGCGAAGAAGTTAATGTTCACACGGCCATAGACGCCGGAATATACACGGGTCTGGTCAATGATCGGACTCATGTCCGCACCCACAACGGCCTGCTGCTGCTTACTGCTAGCCGTGAGCACCCAATGCCCCTTGCATTCGGGACCAAAGGCTTCACCGTTTGGACGCACACCGTCTCCATCGTGGATTGGGGTGCGTGGCTGTGCCGGACGTGCTCCCGCCCAGACACCAGCAACACCTTTCTGTGTCGCCGCCTCAATAGCCGCGCTAATCCGCTGCATTGTGGCGTAGTCTGATTTAGGAATAAGGATAGTCGTGCTGTACTTCGGCTCCTGCCCTGGCTGATTAGCACGCGGGGTAAACAAGTTTACAAAGCTCAGTCTTACTTCACCTGTAGTTACTGCTGTTTCGGTTGTCATATAGTCATATCCCCTTTGATTGAATTGGAATGTGAGATCACTTTTTGGGTCCCATTTGGAAAGCAGGTCGTCAAGGAAGTCATCCAAAATATCGCTCATGGATCAAGCCTCCTTATCAAACACGTCTTCCGGCTTTACCTGATTCGTAACGGCTGGACGCTTGTCCTTATCAGGCGCCAGTGTCGGCGCACCTGATCGTGTAATGACGTGGCCAGGGTCCTCCAGCAAGTCCTTATAAACCTTCTTCGTTAATGCAGTTTCAAGCTGTGGAGGCGATAGTGGCTTACGTTCATACAGAACAGCCTCTTCAATGCCCTTTTCCTTTAAGTAAGTAAAAGCTTTGTCCAGATCAGCATACTCACGGCTGCCTCGCCCCTCTACAGCCTTCCAACCTGGAACGCTACCTCCCTTCAGCGCTTCAGCCAAAGCCAGCTTCTTAATCTCCGAGTACCAGCTCACAATGCCTTCAGCCTTCTTAAGCACGTCTCCGACTTCTTCCCAGCTAATCAGCGGTGGCTTCATAGGCGCTAGGCTCCCCGCTTCTAGTAGCTGTTCCACCCTAGCGCGGCAGGTGCCCTTCGCCCGGCAGAATCCACAATGCTCACCCGGTGCATACTCACCTTCGCCGTTGAATGCCTGCTGAGCAATGGGCTTGATTGACGCACCCCAGGCCAGCAGATCCTCAACAGGCAGTGACCACTCGGAAGGCTGGTCCCATACCTTCGGCTGCACGATAGCTACGTGAACCTCTTGGATCGGGAATAGCAGGCTGAAAGCCCTAAGCGCACCCAGCGCATACAGCTTCATCTGCGGGTTGTCCTCTGCCGGCACGGGCACTCCTTGGCCGTTTTTGTAGTCAATGACGTACAGCTTTCCGCTGCCAATGATGATGCAGTCAGAGGTACCGAAGCTCTCCGGCACAAAGTCTGTCAGGTCCACCTTCCGCTCAATTGCCACAAATGGCGGCGAAGGAAAGGCATGCACAATAGACTGGATGTACTCCACATAAGCGTCCGTATGATCGTTAATGACAGGCTCATACAGCTCATGCTTTTGCATCTTCTTCAGTGCGGCATTATACTTCCGCGTTGGCAGTCCGCTGAACACCTTTTGCAGCTTTAGCTCCGCAATTTCATGAGCTAAAGTGCCGCGTTTGGCGGCTTCACTCTCTGTGTCGGGCAGAGTCTCTTCAAGCCGCGCACTCGGCGTGCAGTGCAGCCAGCGGTGGGCCCCGCTGGCAGACAGCAGGGCATGATCCCGCTGGGCGTGTGCAATCTCTGACATTAGATACGGCCTCCAAGGCTACGCAGGAATGTAGCAAACTCCCCATACAGATTAGGGTCAAGCTGAGTGAGCCCCGCAGCCCCATGCTGTTGCAGCCACCCGACCAGGTCAGGCCCCTTGCCTGCATCCATGACAGGCTGAGCTGCCACGCCAAGCTGATCCAGTGTGTAAGCAGGTGCCGACGTAGGTACAGCTCCTGTAGGCGGCTGCTGTGTTGGTGCTTGCTGCTGCGTTGGAACTTGACCGTATTGGGGTTGCTGTCCATACTGTGGCTGCTGGCCGAACTGTGGTTGCTGGCCGTATGGCTGCTGCTGAACAGGCGGCGCTGTTGGTACCACAGCAGGAGTTGGTTGCTGGTACGGTACTGCGCCTGGTTGACCAGTGGCAATTGGAGCCTCAACAGGGACAGTAGTACTCGGCGTGCCGGACATAGTACCCGCCAGGTCATGCACCAAATGTTTGATGGCAGATGCGTCTACCCCTTGAAGCGTAATTTGAATCGGAACGAGATTTTGCATAATATAAGTCCTCCTATGTGTATAATGGGTTTAATATGTGTGAAAGCTCATGGCCATGACGGTGTTACTACTTCAGCAACTCTGCGGCTTTTTTAACGCAGGTCATGCAAATCTTCTTATCGTGAAACGCCTTCAGCCTCTCGCCATACCCACAGATGTAGCAGCCTGGCTGATACTTCTCGATAATGATCCTGCTACCCTCAACGAAGAACATAAGAGGCGAGTCAGGGGTAATGAACATCGTTTCGCGGATCTCGGCAGGGACGACAACGCGCCCAAGGTTATCTATGTGGCGAACAATACCTGTAGATCTCATAATGCAACCTCCATTAGATCAGGTTTGTAGTTACTAGATATAAGCACCTCGGCCATGTCTGGGCATACACTGTTACCGCACTTATCTACTTGTGCTTTCTTGGTGAACTTCCTTCCATCATGACCGTGTGTAAATTTGTAGTCTTCGGGAAAACCTTGTCCCGCAAAAAGCTCATGCGGCTGAAGCATACGCATACCGATATCTACTATTTGATATGGCGTACCACTTACGTAGACCAGCCCAAAGCGGTCTTTACTTACAATAGTTCCTACAGGATCATTGATAGACTGACCTGTACTAGCTCCGTAATACTTGATCAAGAATGCTTGTACGAGTGCATGGTGGGTGCCGCCGGCCGATATGGTCTGTAAGGGTGCATCAGCTGGAGAACCGATATTCGAACCCCGAAACTTACAGATGTGAGCCGTAACCAATCCAAAACGATTTTCTGTAGGTATCGTCATGATAGGCTGGTCCAGAGCCTGCCCCCGAGCAGTATCAGAGGTATAATATTGCTGAAGGAACGCTGTGACTAGAACTCCATTGTCCTTAGCTGCTTCAGACGTGCCCTCACTTGGAACAATATAGGGTTTAGGACTATCTACTATGAACTTCATAATCCCTTTAGCTATTCGTCGTTTCGTGTTCTCAACCAATTCCTTCTTGCGGCCAAATATTGACGGTACAGGGATGCTCCAATCAATACAGTCTGCTGCGGTACGCCACGGCTTAAGCTTTCCATTGAGCACTTCTATACTGTCAGGAGCTCCGTGCGTCTGCTTCGGCCAAACAATTGGTTTACCATCTCTGCGGAAGGACATGTATAGGCGCTCGCGGCTCGTAGGTACTCCGTAATCACAGGCTTTTAATACTCGCCATTCTACCTCGTAGCCGCGCCGCTCTAGCTGCCGGACGAAACTACGAAATGTCTCACCCTTGCGTGCAGGATCAGGCTTACCATTAGGCAATAAAGGCCCCCAGTCCAAGAACTCTTTGACGTTTTCTAATATATTGACCCTTGGTGCAACGGTTGTCACCCAGCGTAAGACTACCCAAGCTAAGCTTCGAATACTCTTCTCAGCTGGCTTCCCTCCACGCGCTACACTGAAATGCGTACAATCTGGACTCCACCAAGCAAATCCTACTGGCCTACCTCCAGTTGCTTCGAGCGGATCAACAGCCCATATATCCTCACGATAATGACGAGTGTCAGAGTGATTCACCATGTGCATGCTGATTGCATCGTCATCATGGTTAATTGCGATATGAGGACTTCGACCCATTGCACGCCGGTAGCCTGCTGATGCTCCGCCCCCTCCTGCAAAGCCATCCAAGGCAATTTCCATTGCAATTCCTTTCTGCCAGTGCTATGCTGGCGTTAGAATATTGTCTTGCGGCTATTTACGGCTCCTACCCCGTGATAGCCTTTTTGCATTTTCGCTGGCTGCAAACTCCAGGCAAATCATTCGTTCATCCCACGTCAACTCTAGCCAGACTTGTCCAGTGACGTTCAGTGTCCTCACCTCCTTCACTTGATTTCCAGCATCTGTTAGAATAGAAGTTGCTCAAACCAACCATTAGAGAGGAGGTATTACATTGAGTGGTGAAACAGGTAAAGAGCTTTACAATCAACCGGAAGCCTTTGATTATCTGACTCCAGGAGAGCAAGGCAGATTAACGGATTGGATTAAAGCGAATCTTGAAACTAGAAAAACGTTCAATGATAAACACACTTCGTATGGGTTGAAACACATCTACGCCAGCAATGGAGGTGTGTATGTTGGTAACGGTGCCTTCAAAGGCGCTATGTTGAAATGTGGCTTTAAGGTGAAAAATACTACTGAGCTTAATTGGATATTTAACGTTTCGTTTAAAGCTACATAGCACTCGTACCACTTTCTACCCAACTCCGAATAGTTTCAGGATGGAACAGCAATTCTTCTTTGTTCTTCAAACCGGGCCGCAAATCCATCACGAGCGGGAACTCTTCATACGCTTCGTGGGCCCTGAATTCTGCACGGCACAGGTTTTCGCAAAGCAGTGATTTACCTGTTGGCCTCTGCGGCCCGGATATTTTGATTTCGCGATTATGGCGAAGCGCCTCTCTGAGGTCCTTGATCTGCTGATCGGTCAGCATGGATGCCAGGTATTCCTCCCAGGGCATTTGGTTAGTCTTCATGTCTTCACGTACTCCCTCCGAGTAAGGAAACGGCAGGCTTAGAAGGTCTTGTCTTACCCACGCATGATCCCATGAGATGTGTACTTCTGTGTGTGGATCATGATGATCCCGAATCCACTCAACGATTGGTAAAGCTAGTTTTTCTAATTCGGCAAGTTCTGCTCTAGCCGCCTTATGCTCTACTTCTGGCCTGCTTGCTAACTCAGCGAGTAGGTCTTCCGTTTTAACATTCTTCAGATTCATGCTGCTCCCTCCCTTCATCATCTACCGTAATCACTGCCGCGCCGATACTGTTGCAGAAACAGCGCATGTTACAGTACAAATCCGCACCGTGGGACACCGCATGTTGGCCGTATACGATCTCGGCCCCGCACGCTTCGTCAGCGCAGTAATCCATGACTTCGGTGCTTGCCAGATTAGTTACTTTGCTCATGGCTTGTAGTTCCTTTCTTCTGAAGCTTCAATTGGAGCGCAACGTATTTCCATATGAGCCGTTCAACATCAGATTCAAAATCTTCGTCTTGAGAGCTTGCAGCAGATTCGGCCAACTTGATAGCTGTCTGATCGTCGTCAGTAAGTGTGCGAATAATAGATGCACGATTGCGGATCAATCTGAGAAATTCCTTTTTCAGTAACCTGGAATCTTTAGCGTCAAGCCTAGAAATGGGCTGTCTTCGTGGAGTCTTTTGAATCTCCCTGCCTTCAGTCCCACGAGAACGACTGGTTACTGGCTTAGAACCTTTGTTAGGAACTTTGTTCACTTTCAACGCCTCCCCATAAGGTTTCAAGCCATTTCAACATATCAGGCTTTCGAATTTTGAGGGATTTCCCAATATGGAAGCTCACTATCTCGCCGCATTTACAGAAGTCATAAACACGTTGACGATCAATGCCTACATAGTCAGCAACCATCTGTGGAGACAATATATCTGGAAGCCTGTCCAGCGTTTTGATTTTTTCACGAACTTTCAAATACTTCGCCTCCCTTCTTCTGTTTTGATGGTACAAGCTTGATTTCTAAACCTAGTGCGTCACAAGCTTTACTGAGCTGAGTTTCATTCCAACGGCGCTTTCCCTTCAATAAATTGTGCATGTATTGCGGAGAACACCCTACTAATCGAGCCAATTCTGAAGGATTAAGTCCTTTTTGATTAATTGTTGACTCCATCTGCTCGGAAACTCCCATGTCATCACCTCCGATAAGCCAATATTAATCTATTTGGTTAATAAAATCAAAAGATAAATTAACCAAATAGATTCAAATCGGAGCATTTTTCTTATTTAATCATATAGATTAATGATTTTGCTCATTTTTTCGCCAATTTGCTCTATTTTAATCCATTTGTTGTTTGTTATTTAATCTATTTGTTGATATCATTGTTTTATCAAATAGATTAAAGGTGGCGTAATTAAGATGTCCAATTATCCTAATAGGATAAGAGAACTCAGAAAAATACAAAAAAAATCTGGGGTTCAAGTAGCTGAATTTTTAGGGATCACACCCCAGTTTTTATACAACATTGAAAAAGGAAGTCGCACGTTGAATACTGAGATAGCTTCGAAATTAGCAGAATATTTTAACGTAACTGTCGATTATTTACTTGGACGTGCAGAAGAGAATAAAGATGAACGTCAATACCCAGAATGGGCTACTCAAAAAGACATTCGGGACTTTAAAACAATACTCGAAGAAGACGAGCCAGTGATGTTCGACGGCGTGCCGATCTCGGATGACGACAAAGAGAAGATCAAACGTGTCATGGAAGCGATGTTCTGGGATGCTAAGAAGCGAAATAAAGAAACATATGGTCGAAAAAAGACAGAGGACTAATGCATGGACAAAACCATACGGAGACTCATTCGACGATACAAAACAAACTGCCCTTTCGAGTTAGCAGAGCGGCTGAATATACAGGTGTGGCATTCCGATCTAGGAGAAAGCACACGAGGTATGTATTACCGTAAGCTGCGCAGGCGATTTATAGTAATTCATTCTGGGTTGAATGAACCTTGGCAGAGATTTATCTGCGCCCATGAACTGGCACATGACCGGCTTCACCCTGGCATCAGCAGATTCTTTTTAGATGAACGCTCGTTTTCCAATGCAGGAAAATACGAGAGGCAAGCAAACCAGTTTGCTATCAAATTGCTTACAGCTGCTTCCTCTCCAGATCAGGGTGAGACTATAGAGCAATTCTTACGCAGATGCTCTATACCGTCCGAACTACATAGGTATTTAATCTAAACTTGCGCTTTCACCGCTGCGAGGCGGTTTAACATATACAAAAACAGAACATATGTTTGGAGTTGGTATCATGAAAGGGCATTTTTACAAGCCGCACTGTAAATGTGTGGACTCTAAAGGAGAAAGCAAGAAATCGAAGAAGTGCAATTGTGGAGCATCATGGTCGTATATTTTGGATATCGGTATTGACCCATTGACTGGGAAAAGGAAGCAAAAGAAAAAAGGAGGCTTCCCAACAAAAACTGAAGCCCAAGATGCCGCGGCGATTTTATATGCGGAACTAACACAGGGGACGTATGTAGGGGAGAAAGACATCACGTTTGAGGAATTCGTGAAAACGTGGGAAGGTATATACAAAGGAACTGGAAAAACCAAGATTAGTACACATATGGTAAGATACCATCAAGTCCGTAGACTCAAACCGTACCTCAATAAACTCAAGATGAGGAATATAACAAGAGACATGTATCAGGAAGTCTTGAACCATCTAAAAGAGAATGGGAAGAAAGAAGGAGTTGGCTATGCCGATAATACTCTGAGTGGGGTCCATAGTACAGGAAGAGCTATATTTAAAAAAGCTGTTGAATTAGGCGTGATCCGTAATGATCCGACCCAATATGCGTATGTACCAAAGACACAAAAAACAATTGATGAATTAGAGAACCAAGAAGAAGAGATTAAATATTTGGAAAAAGAGGAGCTTGCGCTCTTCCTGAGAACCGCTCAAGAAGATGGACTGGACGGCGATTATGAAACTTTCCTGACTTTAGCCTATACAGGGATGAGGATCGGAGAGTTTACTGTTCTGAGATCAAGCGATATCGACTTTACGAATAACAGAATATCCATCACAAAGACATACTTTAATCCTACGAACAACATGACCCATTATAAACTTCTGACACCAAAAACAAAAACATCTGCTCGCACAATAGATGTTGATCCGATAGTAACAAAAGCTTTAGAAGAATATCTGGTTAGGCTTGGCTCCATCAAAAAACAGTACGGAGGCTCTTATTACGATAAAGGTTATATCATGCCGAATATTAATAAGCATCCAGGGTACCCAAGAACGGTTAAGCAATTCCAGCTTCGAATGAATAGGCTTCTTGGACTTGCTGGGCTCAATACTGATTTAACCCCCCATTCGCTTCGACACACTCATGTCTCCCTTTTAGCTGAGGCCGGTGCGGAACTGCATGAAATCATGGACCGTCTCGGACACAAAGACGATGATACAACTCAGCAGATATACCTGCACGTCACAAAGGAGAAAAAGAAAGAAGCCTCTCACAAGTTTGCTGAACTCATGAGAGGCTTACAAAATCAAACTGATGTTACCCCGATGTTACCCTCAGAGGGATCAGAAGATAGAAACCCCTGA